AACTTCATGTTTACGAACTTTGACTTCTTCAGTTATATCTCCAATTTTTACGAGTGGAGTATTATTTCCACCAGTTCCCCACCTGGCAATAACAGTCTGACAAGTGTCTCCCATGTCCTTGATCCTTGCATCTGTTTGATTGGATTGATAAACAATTGGAGTATTGGTCATATTAGAATGTCGAGCCTGAATCGTTGGAGATACATCTTGTTCCCTGTACCTCGCATCTTGGGCATGGGCTTCATATACAACGGAATCAACAGGAACAAACTTAGGACAATTAGAGTTAATATGCTGATTATCTATACCCCCATCCTTAAAATACCTAGCCTCAAGTGTATTACTTATTTTCGCAGGCCATTTGTCATCTGTAGTAGAGCGTTTTCCAGTTTTTTTGGCAGAACCTTTCCTCTTTTGTCTGCTCTTCTCAAGATTCCTAAACAAGCTCTCTCGCTCAAAAAGTACTTCTGCGATACTTGAGAGGTTCCCTGTATTATTTCCAACAACAAAGACTCTTTTACGTCTTTGGGCGAGTCCGAAATATTGAGCATCAAGTACTCTCCATCCAACGCCATACCCGATTGCTTGAAGACCTTCGAGGAACGAGTGAAAGTCTCTTCCGTTATTTGAGGAAAATACACCTGGCACGTTTTCCCAGATAAACCATTTTGGCTTAAAATGATTGAGAATTTGCACAAAGGTAAGTGTGAGGTTTCCTCGAGGATCTTCCAAGCCGCCTCTAAGTCCCGCGACTGAAAAAGACTGACAGGGTGTTCCTCCAATAATGATGTTTGGGTCTGTTTCAAGCTTCCACTCCTTAAATTTAGTTATATCACCGAAATTGGGTACGTCTGGATAATGATGCTTCAGTACAGCAGATGGGAATTCATCAATCTCTGCAAAACCTACAGGTCGCAAAAGATCTTTCCATGCCACAGTAGCGGTAGAAATACCTTCACATAAACCTAAATAAGTTAGTTTATCTTTCTCTAACATTCTTTCTCCTTTCTAAACGATGTTCTTGTACTTCTTAGATTGATTGACAAAAGGGTTTTTTTCTACCGTAAACTCTTCTGCCCAAACTTGGTTTACAATATTGCGTAATACATGACTCATAGGTATCTCATAAAGATTCGCCAAGTCTTGCACTTTCTCCTGAGTTTCAGGCTTACAAATTACAGATTTCCATTTTGTTTTATCAACCATATTTTTAGCTTATAGGATAGGTAAGTTGAAGTCAATAAAAAAATCAACAAACAACCTTACAGAAAAGAATGAAAGAGATTTAAAAATTATTCAACGCCTTTGCTTACCAGATGATGATCCTGTCACAGTCAATGAGAATCTTGATGGCACTTGGTTCTTGATTCTTGATAAAAGACTCATTGCCTTTGCTTTAGTGGTTCCATCGCAACAATGGATGGATACCGCATATCTGTCTCGATGTTGCGTTTACCCTTCTCATAGGGGTAAAGGTATCCAGAAACGATTAATACGCTCTAGAGAGCGTCATATAAGAGCTAAAGGGTATACCTGGATGATTACAGATACTTCTACGAATAATCCCGCTTCAAGTAATAATTTAATAAAATGCGGATACAAAATTATTTATCCAACAAAACCTTGGGCAAATGAGAATTCAATTTATTGGGCTAAGAAATTGTGATAAAAGATCTTGAAAAACGTAGACAATATCAAAGAAATCATTACTACCGTAATAAAGAACAGTATTTAAAACGCAATCGTGAGAGAAAAAAAAGATTAAAAAAACAATGGTTAGAGTTTAAAGGCTCGTTATCGTGTCAAATGTGTGGAGAAAACCATATTTCCGCTTTAGATTTTCATCATGTAGAAAAAACCTCTAACAATCGTGCGGTAAATACATTGGTTTCTAATTACAACTTTAAAGAGGCTTATGAAGAAGTAAAAAAATGTGTGGTGTTATGTGCAAACTGCCACAGAAAGCATCATCACAATGAAAGAGTAAAGAAAAGAAAAAGAAAAAAAAGAAAAAAAAGAAAAAGTATTATTAAAAAAGGTGGAGCCCAAAAATGAAAAGTAAAAAAAACATTAAGGGCTCCGAAGGTCTGAAGAATCCCCCCAAAATTGACCCATGTCCTGATCAACTCTAGAAGGCACTTCCAATTTTACGGCATTAACCATAATATTTGCAAGTTTCGTGGCTTCTTCAGAATGCTCTATAGAAAAGCATAATTCATCATGGATTTGAAGTAAAGGTAAATAACCATTTTTATAACAATCAACAATTGATTTTTTTGTTTGATCTGCAGCAGATCCTTGAATCAATCTATTCAAACCCTTATAAGTATAAGCACGTTTTAAAATGTGACCAACGTACTCACGCTTGGCCTCTTCTAAAGGCAACGCTTTATGTAATCCGAATGTACTGGGTTCCCAAAGTGGAAACCTACAACGTCTGCCCATCAGAGTTCGTATCGAACCATTTGATTCTGGGCTATCAATTCTATTTTGTACTGCGTAAACTAATCCTTTTAAAAACGGAACTCTACGATGAAAAGTATTTATAAGCTCAGAAGCTTCTTCTGGAGATAAATCTAGTTCTGTAGCCATTTTATTTTTCCCCATTCCATACATCAATCCAAGACCGATAGTCTTTGCGGCTTTTCTAGAAATGTCTGCCATATCTGCTACAGTCTGGTGAAAGTCTGTCTTAGAATTTGTTCTATATTCTTCTGCGGCTTTTTCCGCACCATCTAATTTCAAACGCACAGCGTAGTGTACAGCGAGTCTTGGTTCTTGTTGCGAGAAATCTAAACTAGCCCACTTATTCCCCTCCTCAGGTAAAAATAATCCTCTAATTTTAGGACCTATATTTTTATTTCTAGCGGGTATTTGTTGTAAGTTTGGATTAACCATACTAAATCTTCCAGTTACAGTTCCACCATCATCGGAACGAATCTGATTAATGTGAGAATGTATACGTCCATCTTTTGATGCAAAGTCCATCAACGATGTTATAAATGTGCCAGTAGCTTTATTCATCTCTCTGGCTTTCACTATCAACTGAGGTAACTCATGCGGATGACTTGATAAAAAGTTTTTTGTAAAACTAGGAGCACCTTTAGCAGTTTTGTTATAACTTAAATTCATTTTTTCAAAAGCCTGTGCAATTGATGCTGCTGCCCAGATATCAATTTTTAAACCACAAATATCCTTCATCTTTTTTAAATATTCTCTCTCCTGGTTCTGCATTTCTTTTTTAGTTTCTTCTGCTTTATCAGAATCAAAACGAATACCACGCTCCGTCATTTTTATTAAGATAGGACATAACTCAGATTCAAGTTCAAATATTTCTGTTAACTCTTGTTTTATTAATTCAATCTTTAAAAAATTCCAAAGCTTCAATGTTAGCGCGGCATCTTGTTCTGCATACTCACCGACAAACATGGCGGGAAGTTTATACAACTCTGCTTTTGGATCAATACCAAACTGTGCTGCCGCCTCTCTTAAACCAACTTCAGATTTAATCTCTTGTAAATAATCATAACCTAAAGAATTTAAACTATATGAAAATCTATTTTCATCTATTAAAGCTGCTGCAATCATGGCATCGATAATTTTTCCGTTAACCTTAAAACCTTCTGCCTGTAACCAACCAACATCATATGCCGCGTTAAAAAATATTTTGTTTGAATTTAAATCTAAAACATCCTGAACATATCTATAAACTTTTTTCTTATCTAAGTTTCCACCACCTTCATGTGCTACAGGTAAATAAAGTTTTTTACCTTCTACAGCCATAGCGAAACCAACAATGTTGCCATCTTTTCTAGGCCAACCTGGTCCTTGTTTCTTGATGTTCGGATCTCTAGTCTCTAAATCAATTGCAATTTCTGATGAACCAGATAAATCGGGTAGAACATTAGGAGCTATCCACTCAGTTCCTTTTGGTTTTATCAAACTAAAATTCATATAGAAAAACTCCGATCATATCTTTCTGGTTGCATAATGTTTAAAGATTTTTTAGCTCGAGTAACTCCTACATAATGTAATCTATGCATCGCATCTGGATCTTTAAAACTTAAAGAACAAAACTTTTCAGAAAGATCAGGAAAGAAAAGAACATTTTCAGCTTCTCCACCTTTACTTCCGTGAATAGTAGATAATTTAACTTGAGGATTGCCTAACAATGATTGACCTTTTCTTATAGCAGAACGTATATAAATTGATTGATCGTCAGATATTTTTCCCAACGCATCTATCCATGAACTTTTTTCTGAAAGCAATCCGTGATTTTTTTTTAAATCATCAAACGTGTAACGAACATCAGATTGACCTTCAAATTTTTTAAAACCTCTTTTTATTAAATCTTTATTAAGATAAGAGTATATACTCTTTACGTTACTAGCTGTTACACTTTCATAATTCATAATTCTGTTCCATGAATCTACAGCATCCACCACCTTTTCTGATATAGAACGTATGTGATTTCTTTCAAATAAAATACCCATGCTTTTTAAATATGCGTGTATTTCATTTAAAACATAATTACTAGGAGCTAACACTAACCAGTTATCATTAAAATCTAGGTTTCTAAAATTAGTTATGATATCTAAACTACCCTCATCATCTCTAGGATTCCATTCTTTAGGAACTCTATACTTTATTCTGTTCGCAATTTTATCTGCGTAAGTGTAAATCTTTCTTGGTATGCGATGCGATTGATTTAAAATTATATGCTCTCCTTCATATGTCAAAAGAGATTTAACGTCTGCACCCGCCCAACCAAAAATAGCTTGATCATCATCTCCTGCTATATATGCCTTGTTTGATTTTTTAATCAAACGTGAAACAACTTTCCATTGTAACGGAGATAAATCTTGAGCTTCATCAATAATTACTACCTGAAACTTTGGGTAAATGTCCTCATCACAAACAGAAAACTGTTCTAACAAATCTGTAAAATCTAACAAAGTATTTTTTTCTAAAAACTTTCTGTATGAATTGTATATATGTAAAAAAGAATGCCAACCAATATTCAAAGAAGATGCATTATATTCTTTTTCTAAATCAACCATTTTTAACCTGGCTAAATTGATTACGTTCAACACAGGATTATCAGTTTTTAATTCCCATGATTCATCTCCAGAGTTTACATAGACATTATCCATACCAACTTTTTCAGCAAACTCTTTCATCTGTGCAGAAGAAATCATTCTTCCGTTTGATAAACCTAGTCTAGAATATGCGAGGCTATGAAGAGTTCTAAAATTACTAAATTGTTTTTCTTTTAAATTTTCAAATCTAGCAATTGCTCTGGTCTTAGCTTCAGTAGATGCTTTTCTGGTAAAAGCAAAGTATCCAATATCTTCTGGCGGTATACCTTCTTGTAAAAACTCCTCTACTTTATTTAAAAGAAAAGTCGTTTTTCCCGTGCCTGGAGGACCAAATACTTTTGTAATTTTCAAAACGGTATGTCCTCATCAGTAATAGAAGAGTTCACTTTAAACGGTTCAGTTTGTTTTTTAAATGAAGGTATTTTCCACAATCTCACAGTTCTACTTTTTATACTTTGTGATACTGCTTCCCCATTCATACTACGGAGTCGCTGTGCAATCTTTGGAGTTGTTAAAGACATAAATCTATTTCTTGATAAGAAAGATTCTAAATCCTTCATTCTAAAATAAGTGTAGTTGTCCTCTTCACTAGTCCAAGGTCTACCCATTAATATTTCTTCTCGATCTATACCGCTTTGAAAGTGTGTACAAAACTCTTCTAACAGGTCAGCGAATCTACCTTCATGTGAGGTATCTTCTGGAGCTTCCTGAATAGCCTGAGTCTCTACCATTTGTCTTAATAATTTATTAAGCATGGTTTCCCACTCTAATTTTTTTCGTGTAGGTGGGGCAACATTTATTTTGTTCATACAAACAATTTGAAATTTATGTTGTTGCTGCAGTTCTTCTGTAGTCAATTCAATTCTATGTCCCTCAACATCTAAGAACCATAACGGAGGATCCGAATTGTATTTCACAAGAGCCGTGATACTTGGTCCATCAATATCTGCTTCTGAAGCACCAATACCATACTTACGCATTTTACATATGGAAGGTGAGCAATGAGCATTGATAGGAGAATCTTTACACTTATAGTTGTAATCTTTTTTATTTAATTGTTTGACAACTGTGTTGATCTCGTTCAAAGGTAAAGAAGGACTCATGTACTTTTGATTTGCTTCCAACATCTTATCTTCCCAAGAATCTGGATGTGCTTTTTTTAAGTACACACCTATGTTAAATAGGCCATTGTTTCTAGTGCCTTCTGGGAACCCTTGATTACACAAATACTGTAAACAAGGAGGACCGTCAGGAATATCTTCATTCTCTACTTCTGGTTTTGGAATTTCTTTATTGTTTCTAACAACTTTTTCTTCATAGAGTTGAAAAAATTCTTCAAGCGTTGCAGCATCACCATTCTCCTTAAATGCATATCTATTAGAGTTATCTCCACCAAAGTAGGGTAAATTCAAAAAGTTTCCAACATCACCTCTATCAACTAAAAGTTTTGTTTGTTTTGGAAATACCTCACAATTAGCAAAGCCCAGATATGCCGCGAACAATTTAATGTGTTTTTGCATATCTGCAGCTGACAGGGGTTCTTTTACAAACATATAAACGTGAGCACCCCCTGACTTTGATCGAAATACGATCAAAGGCAAATTCATTTTTTTAATTTTGCCTACAAGATTTTTGTGATCTAAATTATACTCATCAACATCAAAAGCTCCCCAGATACAAGTTTGGTCACTCTTTATGGGTATTATGCCAAGACTAGGCTCTTTACCATCCAAGTGCTTTTTCCAAATAATGTCGGTAGGGACTTCTCTTACTACAAAGCCCTTACCGACTTGTTTCGTATCTTCTCGTTCACTCTCGATGGTGTAAGTGCCATAGGCTGACTCTAAACCATTAAAAATCGTTTTAAATTTAACGATATCAGACATTCAGATACTTTGGGTTATTAAAATGGAATATCAGAAGTTTTTACAGCATTATCCTCTGTATGCTTGACTTCTACCTCGCCTTTTGATACAGACTGAGCAAACGTCTTGCATTGCATAAACAGGGATTCATCCTCAATCAAACCAACTTTTCCAATTTCCCAACCGTACCATTGACCCTTGTCGTTTGATTCTTTTTCTGAAGCTAAAGAATAAACGTGAGAGTATGAAGCGGGTTGAAACATTACTCCTTTTGAATTTGGAATACTCGTGGTCATAATCATAGAGTTCCATTTTCTACTTTTCTTTAATTGCGTTGACTTCATTACAATTAAAGCAGGTTGTCTCTGCTCTACTAACATTACATAGTGTTGAGCACAAGTTTCTATGTAATTACCGCTATCTAAATAATCTCTCCAATCACCTGGCTTTTTATGAGTTTTAGATAAAATGTTAGAGGATGCAGAGTATTGATTTACAGGACTTCCATTTCCAGTACCTCTTGGAGCCCACTCAATAAACTTCTTTTCATAATGACAAGGCACAACATGAAGACCACTAGAATACAATTCTCCTGAGACAGAGTTATACAACATACCAGGCTCTGCTCCTTGAACCGTATCTAATTCAGGACTTAACTTACTAAGTATTTTTAAAAACGGAAGTGCTGTATCTTCCTGAGAGATGTTTTGTAAACCATCTCCCGCACTCTCTTCCATTAAAGAAACACTCACAGTTGAAATTGCACCATTAGATTTACTGCTTTTATTTTGTAATTTCAAAATTTTCTCCTTACTTTTTACTTGATTTAATATTAGCTTTCGTACCACAAAATGCACCGAAAAGTTCAGTAGGAAAGTTCACACCTTGTTCTACCATTTCACGAACCCAAGCTCTTAAAGTTTGAGATTCGATCTTTTCGGTTTGACTAGAGATCATTCCATTTTCTCGAATCATCCCAATCAACTTTGATGCATCATCGTCTTCTCCTCTACCAAACTGAACGCTTACTAGATTCTTAATGATGTCATCGTAACCATGTTGTCGAAGCCACTCAAAGGCTTCTCCTTTACGATCTTTAGGAATAGAGGCTGAATAAAATGGTTTTACTTCAATCATTGAACCATCAGCCATTGTAAAGTTAGACATACCTATCTCTTGCATTGCAGAAGGTATTCTATTTTCAACAAGATTCCTGTGTTCCTTTTTCTTATCACTTAAAACTTTTTCAAGATTAGTGATCTCTTCTTCTGACTGTAAAGCTTCTTTTGCCAATGCGCTAAGGTCTTTTAAACCTCCTGCATCTATTTTTAAAGCTTGTGTTTCTTCTTCAATAAAATCAGCTAGAGTCTTACTCATAACTTTCTCCTTTCTGGTTTAAATCAACTTTAATAGGATAATAAGTTGCTTCTCTCCTATCCCATTTTAATAATGTAAATTTACCATTATTCTTTTCTGAAGCACAAGCCGCGGTAATTGCCATCGCAGAAGGATCTCCAATTAACAATAAAAAATCATTACTATTAAACTTTTCTAAACCTCTTTTAATTTTCTTTATAGAAGGACCTGGCGAAAACATTATCTGATTTGTAGGAGGAAGCAAAAATTTAAATTCACCTCCGCCTTCTAAAAATTTAGAAGCAGATAAAATATTGACACTAGTCTCTTGTACTACATATACGTTTCTCAATCTCTTTCTCCTGTATCGATTTATGTGTATACTGTAATCTAATTTAGAAAGAGATACAAGTGATAAAGTACAAATTTAAAAATAAACCTTATGCTCATCAAGCGGCATACCTTAGTAGATTTTGGAAAGACCCTGTTGTAGCGGTGTTTGCTGACATGGGAACTGGAAAAACTTTTATGATTATTAACAACATAGCTATGTTATATGATAATGGCTATGTTTCTGGAGCCTTGGTTATTGCGCCAAAGGGGGTGTATCAAAATTGGGTATCTAATGAAATACCAAAACATATTCCAGAACACGTTAATTATAAAACTGCGTTGTGGAGTCCAAATCCAAAAAAGAAAGTAAAACAAGACTTAGAAAGTGTTTTTGAATTAGACGATAAACTACACATATTAATTATGAATGTAGAAGCCTTTAGTACTCAAAAAGGAATTACTTTTGCAGAAAAATTTTTAGTAGCTCACGATTCTTTTATGGTAATTGATGAAAGCACAACTATAAAATCACCTAAAGCAAAACGAACAAAAAATATTTATAAACTAGGGCGTTTCGCAAAGTATAAAAGAATTTGTACAGGTTCTCCTGTAACAAAAAGTCCATTGGATTTATATACACAATGTGCTTTTTTAGACGTAGATTTACTAGGTTTTTCTAGCTACTATGCTTTTCGTTCTAGGTATGCAATTTTACAAACACAATCTGTAGGACCACAAGCTTTTAATCAGGTGGTTGGCTATAGGCGATTGGATGAGTTATCAGAAAAATTAAAACCTTTTGCTTTTCGGATAAAGAAAGAAGAATGTTTAGACTTACCTGAAAAAGTATACTCATTAAGATATGTAGATTTAACAGATGAACAAGAAGAAGCATACAAGTCTATGAAAAAAATGGCTTTAGCTATGTTAGACGATGGTTCAATTACTACAACTGCAAGTGCTTTAACTCAGTTACTAAGATTACATCAAATATGTTGTGGACACATAAAAACAGACGATGGTAAGTTGATTGAAATAAAATCTAATCGAATGAATGTTCTAATGGATTGTATTGAGGAAAGTTCTGGAAAAGTTATTATATGGGCAAACTATACTTATGATATAGAAGCGATTGTAAAAAAACTTTCTGAAAAATTTGGTGGCGGATGTGCTGCAGGGTTTTATGGAGCAACTTCTAATGAAGATCGAGTAAGAATTGTTGAAGAGTTTCAAGATCCTAAGTCTGACCTTTTATTCTTTGTTGGGCAACCTAGAACAGGTGGATACGGTCTAACATTAACTCAAGCTTCTAATGTAATTTACTACTCAAACAGCTATGACCTAGAGGTTAGGTTACAGTCAGAAGACCGAGCACATAGAATCGGACAGACGAAAAGTGTGAATTATATAGATTTGATTTCACAATTCCCTTCTATTATGAATGGAGAAAAAGTAATGGATACAATTGATCAAAAGATAGTTGAAGCTTTAAAAAATAAAATAGATATAGCTAGTAAAGTGTTAGGAGAGGAGTTAAAAAAATGGTTGATATAATTATTAAGCCTAGATACAGATATAATTACAGCACTTTAAAACGACAGGATCTCCCTGAAGGTCGGAGATATGTAAATGAAGTAGGGGACAAGTTGCCAAGCGTGACAACCATACTTAGCCATAGCAAAGATAAGTCTGGCCTGGTTGAGTGGACCAATCGTGTAGGAAAGGAAGAGGCAGAACGTATTAGAGATAGTGCCGCCAAGGTTGGAACCGCTATGCATTCGTTTATTGAATCCCATGTGAAATTAAGACCTGTGCCATATGCTAAGAAATTTTACCAGATAAAAGGATACAGAATGGGTTCAGGACTCATTGAGACATTCTTTGAGGACTTGGAAGAAGTTTGGGGTAGTGAGGTTATGGTTTACAAACACGGCTCCTACGCAGGGACTATTGACCTCTCAGGAGTGTTTAGGGGTGAACCATCAATAATTGACTTTAAACAGTCAAATAAAATGAAGAAAAGAGAGTGGATTGACGATTATTTTATACAGTTAGCCGCATATGCTGACGCACATAATCATCAATTTGACACGAATATACGTCAAGGAGTCGTATTAATGGCTTCTCAGGACGGGTTTTTTAAAGATTTTGTGGTATGTGGTAGAGAGTTTGATTCTTACTTAGATAAATGGAGACAAAAACTAAGAATTTATATTACTGACGTTGTTTCAAAAGAGTCGTGATGTAATCATCGGGAAACAAAGCTTCATAAGTTCTAGCAAAGTTTGGCCTCATTTGAGGATTTTGTGGAGATGGTTTTGTAACTGCCGCCATTGAAGGTAAAGTTTGACTAATCTCAGGTAGTTTTTTACTAAGTGGAACTTCTCTTTCTTCCTTACCTACCAATGCTTCAGCAAACTCAGTAGCCTCTATTGGTGCGGCAACTTTTGTAGCCATGATTGTTCTAGGTCTGAAACCTGTCATGTCATCGAAAACATTTTTATAATATACTCCTACATCTTTTAAAACTTCTTTTGCCTGAGTCATGCCACCAGGTGTCTTAACATCATCTAATGAATTAATTATTTTTTCTGCTAATTTTGGGTTAGTAGCTGCAGTATACATCGCGGCATCATACACATTCATTTGTTGTCTTCCCAATAACCTAGCACCTAATCCAACAAACATATTGATAGGAGACATTTTATTTGTAACAAAAGCTGCTCTTGTAGAAGATTCTAATGTTTGTAAGCCAAAACCAAACAAATTCTTAAATGTTTGATCCAAAGATGTTAAGCCTGAATCTAAATCAGCTTGAACTCTTCCAGTAGATAAAATTCTACGTTCTAACTCCGCTAATTTATCTATGTTTTCCAACTCTTTCTTAGAATAAATTTGCTCTAAGGAAGATCGTATTTTTGGGTTTGTAACAAACATTAACATTTTTGATGGAGCATCAAAACCATTTTTTCCATATCCAAACTGTTCTTTATAAAACTTCCAAACTAAAGATCTTAAAGGGTTTATAAGTTTATTCTTAGCTTCTTGACTAGCTGCAAACTTTTTTGATATACCGTCAGGAGTTATACCTTGTTTAGCTTTAGAGATTGCTTCTGCTTCTATTCGATCTGCTTCTTTTTTTAAGACATTCATAAACTGAGGTTCTTTTAAAGCTTTTAAAATAGCATCCCCATAATCTTGTCCGTCCTCCACTAAACCTTTTATAGACTTCATAAAAGATCCTTCTGTTATAGCGTTTGCTTTATCTTCTAATTCTTTTTTCCTAGCTATTATTCTAGTTGCCATTCCATCTGCATTGTCTAATCTAGTTTTAAGTTCTTCAGGAAAATTTTTACGAATAGTAGGAGATATATTTTTTAAAGCATTGCTAAACGCTTGTAAGTCAAACTCTCCATCTTTTATAAAAGTTTTTTGAGGATTATTATTTGTTATTTTACTTATAACTGCTTTTTCTAAATTACTTATGTAACTGGAAACGTGTTTACCGTTATCTTTTAAAAATAAACTATTTAAAGCTTTTAGGTTTGCAGAATCATTTAATAAAAATTTAGCTAAACTTTCTTCTGACGTAGAAGGATCCAAAGCTTTTTTAGCTAATATGTTTTTAAAAAAAGAAAATGTATCTTGATATTCTTTTACAAATTTACCAACGTCTTTTCCTTCTTTATTAAACCCTCTCAGTATTTCTTTATTTACTGCGTTAAACATTTTTTCTTGAGAAAGTAAAAAACGTCTTCCCGTATTAAAATCTTTAAAATCTTTGTTTACATCAGCTTGTGTATTTGCGAGACTGTTTCGTATTTTACCTAACAAAGTAAATGCATCTGGTAAAGCTAATTTTACTGTTGGAAATAAATCTTTTTCTGAATATTGATTCTTTTTAAGAAAGTTTTTTACTAAACCATCTATTTGTTCTTGAGTTGGATAGTAAAGTATATTTCTATCTTTTTCTTGAACCGTTTTTCTAGTTTCAGCATCCTTTGGATTTTTTATTGCTTTAAAATTTTGTTCTCTGTAAAACTTGTTAAAAGCATAATTAAAAATAGAATTGTAATTTTGTTCTAATGTTTCAATACCTTTTATTTGTGCTTGTAACTCTGGTGCTATACTTTCTCCAGGTAAAAGAATTACCTTACCTTTTTTACCTTTTGCTCTTCTAGATATAGCAGTAAAAATAGGTATCTCTACATCTTGAGGAAAACCATCTTTTGTACCATAAGTTTTTTTAGAGGTTAAAAACTCCCTAAAACCAGGAATACCTAAAGAATCACCATTTTTATTTGTGTCGGTTTTAAAACCTTCCTCTATCCTACGATAAAATTCTTTTTGTCTTGTTGCAAAAAAGTTATCTATTAAATTATAGATTCTTGTAAGAGAAACATCTTGAAAATCTCTTTCATCTTTTAGAGTTGGTTTAAATTCTTCTTTAAATTTTAACAAAAACTTTGTGAAATCTATTGAAGGAATGTCAGATAATATCTCTCCTCGCAATTCTTCTTCTGAAAACTTAGAAGGATCTCGAGTGGGTGCATCTACACCATCTTTTGTTCTTGTAAATTGTCCTTGTTCTGCTTTTAATTGAAAGTTTTTATCTACTTGATCTAACTTTTGAATAATACTTTTTTCAAAAAACATACCTATATCATCTAGAGTTATGTAACGATATTTTTTTTCTAACTTATCTTTTTCAGCTTTACCTATGTTTCCAGCTCTTTCACTTAACTCCTTAATATTTTTTTCGTTCATACTTTGAACTGCTCTCAAAAATCCTACAGCTTCTCCTTTTTCTTGAGGAGTTGCTCTGGTAAATATAGTTGCAAAGTTATCTAGTAATTCATTTTGTCTTTCAATTGCAGACTTAGCAACTCCTGGTGGAGCCTTTGCTCTGTATTCACTAATCATTTTATTTAACATAGGACTATCTGCTAACTGAGCAATGTCTAATTTAAAATTTAATCCTTCAAATAACTCTGGATTATCTTTTTCAAATTGTTCTAATTTCTTTGCAAAGGTAAAAGCTTTGCCCTCATCAAATGTTTCATCTTTTAATATTTTAAAAATATTATCTAACTCTTTAGCAGCTGTTCCTAAAGATCTTTTGTTTGCCACCTCAACAACTTGTTTTGCAAAAGGTATGCTTATTACTTTTTGATCTACTAATTCTTTAAGCCTTGGATCTTCTTTTAAAATATCTGCTGTGTTTTTTGTAGCTAATCCTTCTGTATTTTTTGCTCCTGAAAAAAGTTTTGCTACCGCTCGAGTAGGAGACAGTTTAAATAAAGCTTCAGCTAAAGACACAACTCCAACTCCTGCTGGAAGTGCTAAAAGAGGAACTGAGGCTTTTGCAAGTTCTTTTCCTTGGCCTTCGTCCACAAATTCTTCTATAGATTGATCCACTCCAGCTAACGCACCCGTAAAAGCTAAATCTATAAGTAAAGCTTCTCTAGGATTTTTTCTAATGTAATCAAAAGTTTCTTTTGCAACACCTTTTAAAGAATCTTTTAAATTTCCAGCAGTTCCCTGCTTTCCTGTGTAGTAATCTGACGCTTTTTGAAACCTTCCAAAAGCTCCCTTTCTAGCAAAATGAAGCAGAAGCCCTGATATAGGTAATGTTGTTCCTCCAAACTCTCCAATCTTTCTAGCGTATCTTTCAGGCATATTTTTAGGAGCGGTTTCTCCAGTAGCAGTATTAAAATATTCCATAAAATCGCCAAGCACTACTGGGTCATCAATACCCAACACTTTTCCAATACCCTCTGTAATTGCATCAGGTAAATCAAAAATAGCGGAGTTAAAAGACCAGGATAGTTGATTAACTATTCCCATAGCATCTACAGGTTCTGCTCTTTTTGGAGCATCACTTGGATTTACTTGTATTGGATCCGCAAAACCTACTACTTTGTTTGTTTTTGTGTCTACTTGTTCACCAGTAGGAAGAGTTATAACAGCCATTTACTGTCCCTCATATGGTATTAATGATAATGCTTCAGAAGAACTGTAAGACCTAAGTAGGAAATTACCGTTAGGTAATTGCGACTGTATGAAAACTTTACTTGGAGCGTTTTGTAAAACATCTCTAACAAAATTATTATTTGCTACGTCTGAAACAAATAAAGGATCACTTTTTGTTCCTTTAGGAATTTGTTTTAGTAATGGAAGAGTTACTCCTGTAAGTTTACTGTGATTTATTAAAATATTATTAACCAGTTTTCTTCTAAACTGATTTAAATTATTTAACATAACGGTAGGATCCGTTAATATTCCTGTATTAAAATTACTCAACTCTTTTTCTATGTCTTCGTATTCTGCTTTCAACAATCGTCCACCAGGACGCTCTGCATATTTACTTTCTTTTAATAAATTTTTTACTTCTTGAACATCTGCAACATCGAGTAATCTGGCGGATCTTACACCTGGAATATCCACATTCCCAAGGAAAGGAACAAGTAAGGTAGAAGACATTCTTGAAAAAGCTGCTCCTGGTCCATATGCATCACTTAAACCACCAACTCCTTTACCAACAACTTGATTTAACTTATCTAGTATACGTTTTTCTTGTGTTAAAGAAGCTAAAAGATCATCTCTAGTATCCTCACCTAATACAGGTTGTCCACCAGGAACAAAAGCCGCAGTTCCATTTGCGTCATACACAGGTGAATTAAAATCAGGAAGAGTTTTTAAAAATTCTTCAGTTGGTTGCGCCTGAGAACTCATTTTTACAAATCGTTTTGATACAGGTAACAAAAGCTCACCAGTTTTAGGGTAAGTATCAAGCACCCCATGCGCTTGAAGATTTGATAAATCTTCTATAGTTAAACTTTTCGGATCGTTTTCTGCCTTAGCAACAAGAGCACCAGCTTTTGCTTTGTCTGAAGGGTTTCTAAATTTAGCCTTAACAAATTCACCTCTTACTAATTTAGCAAAATCAGCTTGTGACTTTGCGAAAGCAGAATCAATTCCTTCTTCTGCACTTATTGCAGCAGTTCCAATAGCTAAATCTTGTTTTCTATCTGCGGCTTGTGCCTTTGCTAAACCAAGAGGTAAGGTTTGTAATCCCTCTGATAAAATATCAAGGACTTTACGATTCTTTCCTGCCGATTTTGCGACGTTTGCAGCAGCCTGAGCCAAGACTAAATAAGCATTGGTTTTTCTTTCGTTGTCATCCATACCTAATATACTTTTATAAAGAGAGACTCTATCTTCTACTCGACCCCTAAAATCTTTCGGTGTTTTTTCAGTTGTGTCTCCTTTTAATAAAGCTAAAATTTCCGCCATACTATTTGGTTGCTCTTTACCATCTTGTACCTCTATACCATCTTGTACCTCTATACCATCTTGTACCTGGTTATTAAGTTCTTCCTCTGAATCAGAGCCATCTAAAGTATTATTAACATTGGTTTCTGTGTTTTGAAATTTTTCTACACTTACAGCTTCTGGGTCATCAGTTTGTGGGTCATCAAAATCTCCTGAATCTGGTATTTTGTATATAAGAGGATTTTGTTTAAAAGGTCCTTTATCCTTGAACATATTTTTAAGAGCATTTAAACCAGGATAATAACCAGGGATTAAACCCTCTCCAAAGCGAGGTGAACCCCCACTTCTAAATACAGGCATATTCAAAGGCATTGTCGATTCTCGTAATGACTCAGCTATCTCTCGTAATTCTTTAACAGAATCCTGATCGGACCCTCCAACATTTCTCGCTAAACTAGCACCAAGTGCCGTGAGTATTCCTGCTGGAGCTATTTGTCCAATAAAAGAAGGTCTAGATTGAGGAGGAAGTGGAGATCCTCCGTCTTGTCCTCCGCCTTGTCCTCCGTCTTGTCCTCCGCGTTGTCCTCCGTCTTGTCCTCCGCCTTGTCCTCCGCCTTGTCCTCCTCCAGAAAATTGTCCTCCGCCTTGTATACGGCTGGATGTAATTTCTCCCTGTGGATTAGAAACAGGAAATGTAACCCCTGGAACTACATTTCTTTCTGGAGCAACATTTTGTGAAACTACATTTCTTTCTGGAGCAACATATTGTGGAATAGGAGGTGTAACTACGTTCTGTGAACCAGGAAGCATTTCAGGAGGAAAAAATTGCGTAGAAGGTGTAACTACGTTCTGTGGAACAGGAGGTGGTGGAGCTACGTTCTGTGGAACAGGAGGCGGTGGAGCTACGTTTTGTGGAACCATAGTTTTTTCAATATTTCTTTTTATAATTTCTGGATCATCAACTTTTCTATTGTAGTCAGAACTCTTTTTACTGTAATCAGAACTATCTCTACTAGATCTAGGTTTCATGCCTTGATAAGTATTATCCTTTTCTTGAAAAGCACTTCTGTTATAGTCAGAACTTTTTGCATCATAGTCAGAGCTTTTTTCATTAAAAAGAGGACGTATACCTTCAACTATTTTTGGACTAGAATCAAATCCTAGATAGTCTGAGCTAGATGTACCATCCTGACCCGTTCCTATTGGAAGCTCTTCGTCATCTGCATAAATTGATATTTCAGGCATTAATATCTTACCATCAGGCATTACTATTCCATCCCTTTGAGGATCAAGCATATTTTGAACAAACATTCTTCTGTCTAAAACACTTTTAGCCATTTTTAACCTTCCGTACCAGAAGTACCAAATCCTAAATTCAAATTAGGAAATGTACTTTTTAAAGCAGCACCAGAAAATGCAATATTAGCTCCTGTTCCTAACATTTGAAGTAATGGATTAGTTCCTGGTGTTGTAGAAGAAGTCATTGTAGACATTCCAGTAGGAACTTTATTAAATGCGTCTTGTAAAAAACCAAATCTTTGATATGGCATCATCATTTGATTAAGTTGGTTTTGTCTATTAGCTTCAAGTTCTTGTTGTTTTACATTCCTTCTCAAGTTTCCTGCATCAAAGAATGCCTGATAATCAGAAAGTCCTTGGCCTTGAACATTTTGAGCAGTATTTTGTAAAGACTGACCAAGACCTTGAAAGCCTTGACCAAACTGACCTAAACCAGATGCCATGTTTGCTTGTCTTGCTTGTTGGTTTGCAAAGTCTTGTCTCGATGCACCTAAAGCTTCAGAGTACCCTTTAGAATATAAATCAGCTAAAGCTCGTGACTTAACATCCGCTAAACCCCTGTCCAACTCTGCTCTCTGAACTCCTTCTCTCGTGCTACCAAAAGCACCTGCCCCAACAGCACCTGCCGCGGCTTGAGTTCTAGCTACATTTCCTTGGCGGTTCATTTCTTTCATAGTCGCATCTACAACTTGTTGTTGATACGGATCCATATATCTTTGAACATCAGAAGGATCATAAGCTTTGTTAGAATCTCGTAAAGCTTGAATACCCTCTCTAAATAAAGGTCTGGCTTGTGCTACATCATCAATACCCATATCTAGGTAGTTCTTATAACCACCAATACCTCTACCTTCTCTTAATTCTCTCCCTAAACCTAAAGAAGCTTCATTTGTAAAATAATCCGCGGGTGCGGCTTGTATTGCAGGGAGATCTTGAATGCCCTCCGTTGGCGGAACAAACTCTCTTGTAGTTCCTCCCTTTCCGTCTGGTACATCTTTGAATCTTCCGTAATATTGATCTATAAAACTTTCTAATAGACCAATATTCCTAGCTTGTAGTTCTGGATCAGGTTGAGTAGACTGACCTCCAAACATCATATCTGCCATTAGCCCATCCTCTCTAAAGATTTCATCATCGAATACATTTTATTTGCACCTTCTTTACGGTCACCGCCTCCAGCATTTCTAACTGCTTTAGCAGTAAATACAAACTCTCCGTCAGATAACATTGCAGGAATGTCATCGGATGTTCCAGTTCCTGGTCCATTTATAGCTCCGTTTTTTCTAGGAAAATTTTGAGCTATACCTCCATCTGCATATCGTATTCCAGGTCTTGGGAGTGGAATCATATATTTGCTTGGATCTTTATTATATAAGTCATAACCTCTTCTCATATCTATACCATATAAATCATACGGAGATGGTGCTTCAGGAGTAAAGTATCCTCCAGCTTGAAGAGCACCTAAGCCTAGTGCAGCCGTTGTATATGGTTTAGTAGCTACAGCACTTCCTATTTGACTAAGACCTTCTCCAAAATCTTGACCTCCTGGTCCTAATTTTCTAATACCGCTACCAATTTCTCTTAAATAATCACCAAAACTAGTGCTAGGTTGTGAACCAGGCATCGCTTTTTCTGCAAAACTTGGATATTTGTCTGCAAGACTTGGCCGTGCAAGTGACAACTGTTTAGATCCAGAAGTAAAATCAGTAGGAGGAGTTCCAGTTATTCCATCACCAGTTATATCATACGAAAAATCAGTCATAGTGCTGGTGTCTTGAGCAAGATTTCTAGTACCTAGATCACCTACTTGAGCAACATTCTCTCTAAACTCTCCCATGCCTGAAAAAAGTTCACCTTCTGGTGTCGTTGGAGCAACTTGCCCAGCTTGTCCAATTGTTCTTGTTTCTATTGGAGCTGCCTCTTGTTGCTTCAAAAGACTTTCTTTACCTCCTAAGAAACCACTTTCTGGTTTAAATCCTGCTTGATACCTTTCTAAGAAAGTACCTTGCGAGGGATCTCCCATTGCTGCATTAATTCCAGGAGCTACCACAGCAGCTACAGCGGCTGATTTTAAACCATTAGTTACGGAATTTTTAACTCCATCTCCTGCAACAAATCCAGAACCTGCGCTTCCAACAAAAGCTACGGTTGCAGCTTGAAGAGCCGCACTTTTAACTCCTAGAGCTTTAACAGCCATAGGTCCACCAAAATAAGCTAAAGCCGCACCAATAACTAATCTACCCACTTTTGATTTAGCAAATTTTTTCACTCCCTTAACCACACCCTTTACCGCATTTTTAACACCCTTAAATAATTTCTTTATTAAAAACTCAGGCAAACCTGTGTGCGGATTAATTGTTCCTGCTCCTCCAAGAGCTTTTAATAAACGAGCCTCGTCAGGATTAATGTGAGCCAACATGGTATCTCCACCTCTACCTAAGGATGCCATATAATTAGCAATTGGTTTCATAGAAACCACCCCACCTTTAGAAAAACCTTGAACTTCTTCTGGCATAGGCTGAGAAACATTTACTTCTTCAAGGGCGAGAGCTAGAGTAGATACGAAAGATGGATCAAACTGAGGTGGTATGTCCTCCGCATCTGCCCCTAACTCTATTAAAGCTTGAACCAACTGAGGATACATAGAAGGATCACTTAATACAGCTTGAATTAATTGCTTCAAAGCCATAACTAATTCCTGAGGCATCTCAGCACCTTGCAAGATTTCTTTGAAAGCACCAACTAGCTCTGGATCTTCTGCCATAGCACCATCAAGTGTTGTATCCGAAAACTCTTTAGGAGAGACTTGCTGTCTCATTTGCTCAAAGGCTTGAATATCCTCTGGCCTTGGTTCTTGGTTCATGTTCTGTGTTTGAGGCATTCCCATTTGAGGGTTAAGCCCCATAATCCCCTCTTCCATTACATTCCTCTCTTTTGTTGTCCAATAGGCTGCACGTTATGAAAGAACGTGATTACATACCTATAGATTATCCTATAAAACATTAGTTTCTGTCTACTAGTAAAACACTTATTATTACATTTCCACTAGCCTGACTAGCTTGAAACTTCAACGTGTCATTTGCCTCAAGGATCACGGGACCTTTTGCACCGCTTCCTCCAAAGGCACTTGCACCACCTACCAACAGGTCAACAGCCGTCAAAGTAGAAACAGTTGTAGTAGATAAAGTAATATCAGAAGCATTACTATCTAATCCTGCAATCATTTTAAATTCGTTGTTACTTGAGTTTTTGTTCTCTACAATCGCAGATTTAACAATTGCAGTTGTTGCAGCAGGAACAGTCATAACCGTAGTTGTTGACCCTGTAGCCACATTTTTGTGAAAAAATCTTCTGTATGAGTTAGCCATTTATCCCCCTAAAAACCAAGTTTGTGCTTGATCTCTGTTTTCTGTGACAGTAGGAGTGTAAGAAGAGTTAAGTTGTAAAACAATTTGTTCTAAAGAACGAACAAGCTGATCAAATTGTTGAGGGCTATAATCTCCTCCAACAGCATTTGGTAATCTAACATTTACAATTTTACTCATCGTTTTCCATCTGGTTGTACATCAACTCTTAATGTTCCATATCTCCATGTTGAAGATGCAGAACTACTTTCAATCTTTAAAGATATTTGTCTTCCTCTTGCTCGAGTATCTATTTTATTTGTTGTCGTTGTAACAACGTATGGGTCAAGACTACTGTTTGTTGCATCTGCTTCTGGGTAAGATCGTAGAAATAAATTTACGTTTATATCTCCAACTTGATCTTTAAAGTCAGGAATAAATTTTCTCATAAACATCATTTCATCACCATCACCAATATCAAAATATCCTGATTGTAAAAAACAACTCATAGCAGAACCGTTTGCATCTACACCACTTTCGTGTTCATACACCAAAGTTCTTCCAGCAGTCAAACCATTTATAGTTGATACTGTATATGCAGAATTATTTTCTGGGAAAAACTCACAAGCTATTGGTTTATTAAAAGTACCAACATCTGCCCATGTCGTTCTATGTATAGATGAATTTATATGCCAAACATTTTCTAAATAATTAAATGTAACTGCTCTATCAATTTGCTCTGCGTTTGCAGAACAATACCACCAAGTTAACTCATTAAACTGAGAGTTTATTCCTACAAAGAATTTATTCTTTTGAAATAAATTAATGTCATCAAAAACATAATCTTGAACAGTACATGGTAGTTTTTTCACCGTGCCATCAAATGCAAAGAAAGCTTCCGTACCCATCCAAAAAGTTAACCCGTTTACATCCGCTGCCGCATGAGCTCCAACACAACCACAGTTAGCTCCTAACTGAGTGAATCCAAAAGTAAATGGAGTTCCTACAAACTGCATACCATGTAAAGATGTATCCGTTAAAATTAAAATTTGATTTCTAGATCGAACCGCTGTAACAATTTTATTTCCATCAGTTAGTCTTTGACCTCCTGCGGTATTTTCAGCAGTCTCTACAAATGTATTTATATCTTCTTGATTAGAAAATCTAACAAACATTGGATCCTGAGTTCCTGATGAACCAATAGTTGCTTCTGTTCCTAACATAACCAAATGTCTGTCAGGGGTAGATACAATTGAAAAAGCACTTTTAGTTGGAGCGTTTGTAACTAAAGTTGCTCTTGTCCCTGTTCCTACCGATGTATCCCATTTAAATATTTTTCCGTCTTGTAGTTGACAAAGTAAATCTTCTCCAAAAGTGTCAAACTGCCATATTCTAGAACTTAATTGAATACCGCCAGAACCCCCAGAACGAGCAGTTCCCCATGCGTCTTCATTCCAGGTTCCTACTCCAAAACCGTAATCAGAGTAATTTACAGAAGAACCAACATTAATTTGATAATCCGCAGTAGTTGTTCCTGTTGTCGCTGTAGAACTAGCTGTTGCTGCAGCAAGAATTATATATGCGTTTACATTTGTAATTTGTTGAATTTCAAATTCACCTTGAAGACTAGCGTTTGCTATACCACCAGGAGTACCTGATGTGCTAGATAAAGTTACAAAATCTCCTTGAACAGCACCATGACCAGTATCGTTTACAGTTACAGTTGTGCTTCCAGATGTTGTTGTAAAAGCATTACTTAAAGAATTATTCTCTGATCGTAATGGGGTAATATCGTAGTATGCGTTTTGATAATTTACATATAATTTTCTATCTGTACCTATTGCTAAATAAGGTGAACCATCTAAACCATTCCATGTATGAGAATTACTAGCCATTCCAATTAAGTAGGTAGCTGTGCCACTAGTTGATTGAAACTCTGTCCAACCTCCTATCTTTTCTGGTAAGGCATATCGAAAGCGAACATTATCACAATCAATCCATCCTCCCTCAGCACCATATTCGGTGTTCTGTTTATCAATACCTGGTTTAAGAGAAAGTTTAAAGTAACCCATTACTTAGACTCTAGCTCCTTTACTTTCGCTTCAAGTGTAGTGACTTTCGCAGAAAGCTCTTGTATTGCTTTTATCATTGGAGATATGAATTCTTCATAAGCTAAGAACTGTGTAGAATTTGCATCCGTAGTATCTTGTATTTTCCAACCGCCAAAATCAGAAATAGATTGATCGGTCATAACTTGTTTTACTTCTTGAGCAACTAGACCATAGTGAGGTCTTGATCCTGTTTTAATAGAATACTCAGGAATATTGTTTTCATCTAATTTTTGAAAAACAGAAGCTCCAAATTTTTTTGTATATTTTCTAGGTGTTAATGCATTTATAAAACTTAAACCTAAATCTGAATCTGCAATATTATTTTTTTCTCGTTGATCAGAAACTGCCGTTAAACTTCCTGTGTAATACAAACTTCCGAAAGCATTGTTTGAATTATTCAATCCTAAATCAACAGGAGAAGATTGACTGACTAAAGTTCTAGTAAATAAATTGTACGAACTAGATAATTGATACCCTATTCCACTAGCAGAAATACTAACAGATCCACCTGACTGACCTATCGCATAACTAGTGCTTCCCATGTAATATTGTCCAGATCCCGCGGTAGATAGTAAAGGACTTTCTATAGTCTGCGTACTAGACCCAGTAGTTTTTACAACTCCACTTATTCCACCACCTAAAGTAAGAGTTCCAGAGGTTGTAAAACTTCCACTTAAAGTAATTCCATCTACTGTTCCAGAACCACTAACAGAAGTTACTGTTCCGCTTCCTGCCGCTGGAGCCTGTGAAACCCAAGTACTACCATTCCATGTGAGAACATCATTTGTGGATCCACCTGCTCTTACAGTTAAAGCTCCTGTTCCATTACCAATTAACACAGCACCGCTTGTAACAGACGTTAAACCAGTTCCGCCACTAGCTACAGGAATAGTTCCTGTAAGATTTGCAGCTGGAAAACTATCAAAAGCAGCTACAGCGTTAGTTCCTGTAAGATACACAATACCAACTTTTCCTTGTGCAATTGTTACTCCCGAACCAGATTCTCCTGTAAGTTTTACAGTCATGGCATGGTTTATACCGTTTTTAACGATATATACTTTTTGAATTGCAGGAAGATTTAAAGTAAACGCACCAGAAGACGATCCTGTTATGTTTAGATATAACTGTCTAAAATCTAAATCTTGAGAAACATCATCGCTAGTGCTAATCGTAGCAGAAGTACCAGATACAGTAACTGATTTGTATCCTCCCATACCTTTTACGATTTGTTTTATATTATTGTTTGTAATACCTCCCCACGTTCCAGATTCTGTTCCTGGAGTGATGAGGCTAAGTTTTAAACCATCTTCATATGTCTGAGCCATTTTTCAACCTCTAATTAATTACGTTTGTCCATGTTGCACTTTGTGCATCGTTTACAGGATCCCAAATAGTTAAATTACCAATTGCCCCTATAGCACCTACTCCAGAAACAAAAACATCTTGTTGAAACTGTATCGTTACGTTTCCAACCGCTCCTGTTCCTACTACACCTGTTACGTTAACAGGTGTAACTATATCTACTGTCACACTTCCTACACCACCTGTTCCTGCCACTCCCGTTAGAGTTACACCAATACCCTCTCCAACTGTGACTGTACCTATTGCTCCTGTGGCTTGAACACCGCTTGGCCTTGCCACATTTGTTTCTTCTCCTGCGGTTACTGTACCTACAGCACCCGTTCCTGCCACTCCCGTTAAAGTAAAGCCTACATTAGGAATGGTAACACTTCCTACACCACCTGTTCCAGTAACCCCTGTTACAGTAACGGTGACATTACCTCCTGCATCAACTGTTACATCTCCAATGGCTCCTGTTCCGTTGACCCCTGTTAGAGAGATACCTACATTTGGTATAGATACAGTTCCGACCGCTCCTGTACCATTTACTCCAGTTAAGTTAATAGATGAACCAAAGTTTACTGTTTCATCGCCAACTGCACCTGTACCACTTACTCCAGTTACATTAAGAAGCGAACTTGTGTTTACGGTTACATCACCAACTTGGTCAACAATGCTAATCTGATTGCCCATGTTGGAGTGATACTGGCAAACGTAATACAAAGTATCTGGAGCATTAAATGGAACAGTAAATGTCAATGTGCCTGACTGTGTACCGTTATTCGTAACCCCTGTGTTATATAAATAACCAGAATTATAAGGAGCAGCTACAGTTTGTAAAAAGAAAGGATGTCCTGATGCGTTTATATCAAAGTAATAAGTTAATCCTCTGGTTAAAGTAAGAGCAGGATTATTTACACCGTCAACAACATAGGCTCCTGTGACCGCAGTTACGGTATATCGAATCTGACCATTTTCTACACCTGTTAGAGTTACACCAACACCTTCTCCAACTGTAACTGTTCCTACTGCTCCTGTTCCTGCTAAACCAGTTAGAGTTATAGAAGCATCTCCTGTTACAGTTAGTGTCCCTACTGCTCCTGTAGCATTTACTCCTGTAACATCAACAGATACATTAGGATCAACAGCAGGTTGACCCTCTGCGGAGTAAGGAGCTTGTGAGTAAGGAGAACTAGAATATGACATTGATTAATAAGACCAGATCGTAGGTCTGGGTCTACCCTCCGAATTTTCTAAAGTGTCTAAATGAATAAAGCGGCCTGAGCCCTTTTGTTGTATTCCTATCCCTGTAAAACCTTTTGATAGTGCAAGAGATAACAAGTGAAAAGCATCTTCTCTTGATACTGCTATATCAGCAGCTTGACCTGTAGTGTGTGCTCCAGGAGTTTGTTTTTTCCGCTCTATTGGATGACTTGTACTTCTGTAACCAGAGGTTATCTTCATAGGCTTACCATAAGCTGTACGGAGCTCGTTTAATTTACTTATAAAATCTGGGTTCATGTCACATTGTCCAGTATGCGAACATTTAAACTCATATTGAGTAAAATAAGTGCTCATATTCCAATCCATCATTTTTTCATTAACCCCTTTATTTCTTCAGTTTTATCTTTACTACCTACCGAACTCCCAAAATAATAAGAACAGACCAACCCGACTAACGTGGTCAAATTACCTAACAAGAAAATTAAAATATCTTTATTTGCAGGAGTCACCTCAAGAAATAAAATGACAGCAAATAAAGAAAAAGCAAGTCCTACAATCCCAAGGGCGAGTAAACTGGTAATAATTTTATTTAACCAGGGACTATGTTCGCTGGTAGAGATAGCCATCTCACGTTGTCTTGCGCTATCTTTATCAGCAAACTCAGCTTCCATGCGTTTAAGACTCCCGTCTTGTTCCATTTTTTTTAGCTGTTGAAGAGCTTTCTGTTTTGCCTGTGGATCGGGGATCAGCTTGTCTACAAGCTTTTCGCCTATTGGTAATAACCCTGATATTAAATTAAGCACTAGATTTTTCCTTTTCTACTTTATAAAACAATTTATTTAATTTACAACCGTTTACCGTTTTTGATTCAAACCAGTTAAATCCTCTTCTAGTATTAGCACACCAGTAATAACACAACTCTCTTTCTACCCATTGTAACTTACAATAGTACTGGCCTACATTTGGGACTAAAGTAGCTACCCAAAAAGCTATGCTAATCATTTACTTGCTTCCATAATAGCTGTCCATAAAAAATGACTTATCCATATTAATATTAGTACAAGGGTTCCAATTGCCACTCCCATTTTTGTGTTATAAATGAAAGCCTTCCTTCTTCGCATCTGATTGTATACTTCTTTTTTGCGTTTTTCTCTAATCTCTCTACGGATCTTGATAAGGGCTTTGTAGCCATAAGGCCCATCCATGCCCAAGTGGTGCAATTTTCCCCAGGTAAATTCATGGCGGATTGCATCTTCCATCTCTTTAATTTTCTTTTTTGCAATAAGTTCATCAAATGCCTCTGCGGTTTCGCTTTTGTCCCACGTTAGTTTTTGCCATAGAGTAGGTTTTTTAAACTTTCTTTCCTGACCCATCCATTCTTGTAAATCAGAAACATGACCACTCCAAACAGATAATTGTTTGAAAACATCTTCCATATCTCTTCCAACCTGAATGGCTTTTTTGACACCATTGAAGGCCAAAGAGGCCGCTGAAAGTATCGTTACTGGGTCCATTGTTCATTCATCACCTATTTTTAAACGCTCTAGTTGGGGCGGTAAAGTCTGAAATGTATCTAGCAACACCTTTGGTTATTCTAATCTCATCCATATACCCCCCTTTAAAAGGTCTAGTAGTATTTGGACCGATATTTCCAATATGAAATACATTAGAATTATGACGCAAGTTAGCAGTACTATTTACAACTGCTCCTTGTTGAGTGCCATCAATGAACAAACGAACATCATTTGACGAATCCCTAGTAGCAGCTAAGTGATACCACTGATTAAGACTATGTGAAAATGTTCTTTCTATAATCGCACTAACACCTAGAGCAAATTCTAATTCACCGTCATAAATTTGAAAATACCAACCCCCATCATTCCCAAAAAATCCTTGTCTGGCGTCAGTAGCAGTAAAATATACAAATAATTCTACTGTGAATTGCCCAGTATTAAGTTGTTGTAATTCAGAATGAGGGAGAATCATTTTATCACCAGTACCATCAAAGTACATAGATCCGTTACCAAATTTTTTAGTATAAGGAAATACTTTTGCATCATTAACTGTCTCAAGATTATTTTTTCCTGTGTTGTCTATCACAGCACCATCAGTAGAGTTTAGAAGTAATCTTGTGTTTGCATCAGATGTAAAAGGTGCTGTTGGCACAGAAGTTCCATCTAAAGCAGTTAAAACAACTTGAAGGTTTGAAATATATCCAGGCCAGTAGTGCTGATCAGTATGCCTACTACCTATTTCCCAATCGTTTGTTGGCGTATAGTTATTACTATCTGAATAATCACTACCAACTTGCGTTCCATTTACAAAAAGTTTTGTAACATTTGATTCTTTTACTAATCTAACAAAAATCCATTCATTATTGTTAATTGCACTAGAACCAGTAATACGAATACCTCCAGCAGTATAATAATATAAGCTAGAACCATCTGTATAAATTACTGGTTTAGTATCTGCATCACTTGATCTTGTATCTAAAATCACAGGATATGTTCCACTAGATGTTCTGTAAACCCATGCAGAGATAGTAAAATCACCTGCTCCAATACTCTCCCCATAAGCCACTGTAAGCTTGTCATCAGTTCCATCAAAATACGCACTACCCCCTACCACTTCTTTACTGTACGATCTACGAGGTGCAAAGGGTGCAAATGACGTTATTTTTGGTGTGTTAACAACCGACAAAACATGACCTGAAGTAGAGTTGTCAACAAACCTGTTACTCTGTAAAGTAAGTAATTTTGTATTTGTAATAGCTGTTAGTGGGGATGATGGTTGAGTATATGTAGTTTGAGATATATCATACTCACAAGACCCTTTGACAATACGAACATTAGACATATATTGAATTTGATCATAGCCACCACTTGAATATCTTCCAATATTTAATCCTGAGAAATTCATAGTTTGAGTATCTGATGCGGTGTCGAGCCTATTACCATTACTCAGCAATGCAATGGTTCCACTTGATCTACAAAATACCACATGATTCCATTGATTTCGTATTAAAGAATTTGCTGATGAAGCTCCCAATATTTTGTTACCTCCACCACTTAACCAAACGTGTAAATACCTATCTCCAGACTTGTAACCAATTTGCAAATCAGCACTACCGTTGATTGCACTCAAATAAATGTGATGACCAAAAGTTTCTATTGGATACACAAAAAATTCCACGGTAAAATCAGCATCTAATGTATGCTCTGACGATGCTGCAACAGTAAAAGCATCATCGCCATCTGAGTAATAACTCCAATACCCCTCTTCCGCACTAAACGGACTAAACGTACCTTGAGCCACGTTCCCTGTTCTAGTAATAAAGTTTTTTAACAAAGAAGAATCTTGAAAAGAATTATTATTTACATCTTGATTATTGTGTACAGCAAGAAGTTTTGTTTGTCTCGATGGTAGTGTGAATGGGATGTCTTCATCAATAGTAGCCCCTGTAAGAGTAACTGTATTTGAGTTAGAAGAGTTATCTATGGGCCTACTAGATTGAGCAACTAAAAGAACCACGTTTGTTGTATCTGTTTCAGGAACAGTAGGTGCTGTAAAGTCTCCTGTTCTTACTACTGAAGAATACATAATAAAATTGCTAATTTTTAAATTAGCAAAAGCAAAACCAGATCCACTAGCCTCTTGGTTTATATATAAATTAGAAACAGAAGCAGTTGATCCACTATACGACTGCGTATGACTTAAACTTCCGTCTAAATAAAATTTAATTTGCGAGCCATTATAGGTTAAACTTACATGAAACCATTTTGTTAATGGAACATCTACTGTTGTATCCCAATCATATCCGTTGTAACCAAAGAATGCGAATTTTCCAGAACCATTTCTTGCCCAACTAAAATTACCGCCCGCAGAATTGTTTCCATAACCAAAAAAGTATTGTGTGCTATCAGGAGCTCCTGAAACCTTTGCCCAAAACTCAATTGTTCTAGCTGCTGTACCAGAAGGTAAAGCTGATGCGGTAGCCACTTGAATCTTGTCAGAAGTGCTATCTAAATGAACGCTCCAATATCCCTCATTAAAAGGATTAAATCCTGAAACAACAGCATTTCCATACGCTGCTATATCATGGTTCGCTGGAGATCTATCTTCAATGTATCTAGAAGCACAGGCCAGTAACACTCCAGTTGTTGCTGGAGAGGGTGCTGTTGGAACAGTTATTGTTGCTCCAGATGTGTAAACAGCAGAATTTTTTATTCTTAAATTTGAAATGTAATTTACACCAGCAGAAACACCACCATTCCAATAAGCTACTGTTATATCACCTTTACCCGAATGAAACTTCATTTCTGTTGAAGCATAAGTGGTATTTGTTGCATCTCTTGATCCATTAACCCATAAATCTAAATTTCCAGAATTATCTCTTTGAAGAGCAAAATGATACCATTTATATGTCTGAAGAGTTGTCGTTCCTGTTATCCAATAAGCTCCACTATCTCCTGCTGAAGCAGCTTGATAAAATTGAAACACATTGCTAGTGATGTTCCTTTGAAAAACATTGCCCCAACCAGTTTGACCAAGTATTGTAGTTCCTAAAGTAGTGTAATATATCCAACCTTCAATTAAGAATGGTCCAGTTCCAAAATCAAAGTCTGTGAAATTAGTATTAGTTAATTTTAAATAATCCCCACTACCATCAAAGTAAACGGAGTTCTCACCTTCGGTTAAAGTTAGTTCTGTTGGTTTTGTTGGAACGGTAACACTATCTACACCTTTACTCTTTACAATTACATTATAAATGTAACCAGTAAAAGGATGTTGTGTACCATCAGTATCTCCTGAACCAATAGTTGTGTGAACAGGATCTATCATACTTGTTGTATTTGCAGCAGAAGCTTTTTGCTCTCCGTTTACAAACAAACGTAATGTGCCATCTTTTCTAGAAACCACTAAGTGATACCAAGAATATAAATGTATAAGTGTCGAACTACCTAAATTTATAGAACCAGTTAAATACCAGTTAAAATGATTTCCAGTGGTTAGATAAATATAATTAATGTTAGCATCACCTGTGCTATCTCTTCCTATTAAAGTTCTTTGAGCTCCAGAACCACCAGTAGGGTATAGCCAAAACTCATAATGAAAATCTCCTGTTCCAAAGGTAAACTCGTTCACATTTGAGGGATAAGCAACCTGTGTAGTGCTACCATCAAAATAATAACTACCGTAATTATTTTCAACAGCAATTGGTGTGTATGAGAAAGGTGAGAATGTTTCTACTCTTGGTGTGCCATCTAAAGATATACTTCTTGAATCTACTGATTTATCTACAAAGCTGTTTGATTGGCAAGTAAGTAACTTTGTATTTACATGAGCCGTGATTGGAAAAGTTGGTTTAGAAAAGCTGGTTGTATACTTTGCAGTACCGATCACAAGATTTAAATTAGCTATGTAACCTGTACACTCTTCTGTTCCATCATCAGATCTACCCCCCACAGCAAAACTTGTGCCTGTCCAGTTTTGACCATCAGTATAAGAACCCACTTCAGTTCCATTAACAAAAAGTCGAACCGTAGTTCCTGATCTAGTACAAGCAATATGCTTCCATACACCTAATTCAAGTTGACTATTAACTGTAAGATTAGAGCCTAACCCTGTATCAACAAATTTTAATTGTCCAGAATTAGTACTTTCTGTTCCTATATTAAATCCAGCACCTCTATTGCTTCCTGCACTTATGGCAAACATGGCAATGTAATTATAAAAACTTGTAGGATTAAACCAAAACTCTACTGTCATATCACCTGTGCCAATCGCAGAAGACAATGTACCATCAATATGAGAAGACCCATCAAAAGCAACACTCCAATACCCTTCTGGCAAATTAAAAGGATTCCAATTAGTTGCTTTCGCATCTCCAATTAAACGAACCTCTTGGTTATCTGCGGATTGACTTTCACTAGAAGGTGTTTGACTCGTATCACCATGTAAAAGTAAAACGGTATCTTTGAAGTTCGGATCACCAACAAAAGGCCATGTGCCTCTTTTTTGATTTTGGTTTTGTTGATCTAACGTCCAAATACCTGATGCTGAATCCTCTGTTGGAACAACAGGATTTGCCCTAACAACACTTCCTGAATATTTTTTTCGCATACTCATTATGTAATGCTCACATTACTAGCACTAAAACTTAAATGCGTTTGTAAAGAACTACCTTCCACGCTAACTTCAATATCCGTAGGCTCAATTGTAAACATAGAAGAAACTTGTGCAGATACTTGAACTCCTGTTAAAGAAACATTCAAGTCTACCTCCTGAAGAATCCAATCTAACTTTTCTTCATTCCATTGATAAATTCCACCGTCTGTAGGATATGCTTTTGGTGCTTCCCACACACAAGTATCATTATTCAAAACCCATGAGTTAAATGGTTTAGGTGCTATAAAAGCATCACGAGAAGCATCATAAATAAATCCTTTTCCTGCATAATGTTTACGAATCTTTGCGTTATAACTTGTTTGCTTCCATGTGCCACCTAAAACTTTTTCTAAATGTGCTTGACCGATAGATTCTTTTTCAACGCCTTTTGCATCCGCAGTATCTTCGTTACCTACAACGACAACTCTTAGAACAATATTGTTAGAATCTAATTCTGCAAAATGAGCCACTTTAACCTCCTTGTTCTTTGTGTATTTGTTGTACTTGAGCTTTTTTCCAAACAGTAGGTATTTTATCTTCTACTTCTTTCATTAGCTGTTGAACCTTTTGTATTTCTTTTATTGTAGGGCAAGGTCTTTCATCTTCCCACCTTGAAAAATGTAAACCACCATTTTCAGAACTTAACTCCCATCTGGCATCTGGCCTAAGTAAATGAACCGCAATATCAACCCCTGTAAATCTGTAAATTTTTGTCATTAATCTGTCCTTAACTTGAGTATCACGATTCCAGAGCCTCCTGCCGCACCAAAATTACCACCTGTTCCACCAGTTCCTCCGTTACCTCTATTAGATAAACCTGAAGAAGCTGTAGTTGATCCTGTTCCCCCAATTGCATATGTCACATCACTTCCTGAAAGAGAAGAAGTTGATCCTGTTCCCCCAGCACCTCCAGTTCCTCCAGAACCATCTGAACCCACACTACCTGCACCTCCACCTCCCCCTGCACCTAGATTTGGGTTTGCTGCACCATCACCACCATCATTTCCTTGTGAGGCAGTTCCACTTCCTCCTTGTCCTGCATATGCTCCACCGCCTCCTCCTGAACCTCCTGAACTACCTGGAGCTACACCTGGAACGCTTCCCCCACCACCTCCACCTCCAGTAGATACTATGCTAGAAAAAGAAGAGTCTTCTCCATTAGAGCCTGTTGAACCAGAAGAACTAGCTCCCTTTGCTCCACCTGCACCTATTGTAATTGTATATGTACTGCCTTCTATAACAGAGTGTTGAGTTCCTGTTCTAAAGCCGCCCGCTCCACCTCCTCCAGCGGCATTTGATCCACCCCCTCCACCTCCTGCAACAACTAAAAAATCCACAGAAGTTATACCAGTAGGGCAAACCCAGTTTTGTGTTTTTGTAAATTCAATAGCATTTGCTATCGGAAGATTATAACGAATGATCACGATTCCAGAGCCACCTGCCCCGCCTCGACCATTTGAACCACCTCCTCCGCCAGCACCACCACCAGTATTAGCATTTCCTGATGTTCCATTGTTATTTCCGTCACCACCATCTCCACCCCCGCCAGAGCCCCCATTTCCTGCTGTAGAAAAACCTCCTCCTCCTCCTCCAGCATAAGTAGTTGCTACTCCTATTAATGATGAAATAGAACCAGATCCTCCGTGTCCTGGACCGCCAGCATTTGTGCCAGCCTCTCCTGCACCACCACCTCCTGCACCAGAAACAGAGCCACCTCCTACTCCATCACCACCATCATTTCCTTGACCTACTGTGCCAGACCCATTTCTTCCAGAACTTGCACTTTGTTGTGCTCCGCCACCAGAACCTCCATCATATCCAGCATAATTTGGTGAATCAGGACCAGAACTGCCTCCACCTCCTCCACCAGTAGAGGTAACAGTTCCACTCCCTATGTTATCAATTTCAGAATCATTTCCATTATTTGTTGCACTAGCTCCACCACCCCCGATAGTTATTTGATATTCTGTGCCAGGGGATACAGTCGCAGTTCCAGTTCTAAAGCCTCCTGCTCCGCCACCTCCGCCACCATTATCACCTCCCGATCCACCTCCAGCGACAACGAGATATTCTATCGAGGTGACTCCAACAGGAGCCTTGAAAGATGATGTACCAGTAGCGGTAAAGGTTTGAGTAACAAATACAGAGGATAAAGGCCAAACATTCAATGCCTTATAGCCCAGTTGCTGGGCTAATGTCCACATTCCTGTAGCAGAAGTTAAACTAGCTGTTGCTCCTTCTGTTGAAAGAACTCCTCCTGGATATCTGTCGCTCATTAACTGATCTCTTCATAACTTATTACAATTTCTAAATCATTAGCAGAACCAGCAGTAGCAACTATAGATCTGTCTTCTTCAAGATAAACAGCAGTAGACTTGTCTATTACAATTAAAGAGGCATCTGCTGGAACAGATATAGTTTTTGCTAATGCGTAAGCAGTACCTGCCCCATCATCGGCAGAGTTAACTGTAATGGTTATATCAGCAGCAGTAGCTCCGTCTACGTTAGCTACTACTAGACTATTTACTTTAAAAACTTTTCCGCTAGATGCAGTATTAGTTGCTATAACTGTTGCATTTGTACTAGATAAAGCAAAATAATTAGTTTTACCAGTTATTGTGCCTACATCTACGATATTCGGTGCAGTCATTTCTTACCCTCCAAAAATTAAACTTAGACCCACACTTCTTCCTTTAGGCACAGCTTTACTAGCAGGATACGTTACAAAAATATCTTTACTACCAGCACCCCAACTAACTGCATTGTTAGAGTTAGATGAGGTAAAGATAGTTGTTCTAGCTAAAGTTGTGGAGTTCGACAATGTTCCTAAACCAATCTCGTAATCTGTGCCATCTGTACAAACATAGTAACAAGTATTATTTGCCCCTACACCAGTATTAAAAGACCGAAAACCCGTTTCAGCCCCTGCTAAAGTGTAAGAACCCGTACTAGTCGTAGTAGTAGTTTCTTTTACTCGATCAGCTTGAATTAAAGCCATAACTTTTCTCCGTTACGCTATGCGAATAATTGCAGTAGAAGCCGCTGGTGCTGGAAAAATAACGCTAAATGTGCCATTTGAAGAAGATTTATCTGATCCAAAATCAAGAACAGCTACTGCTTTATTACTAGCAGAAGAGTTATAAATTAAACCTCCTCTGGCTGTTATAGTAGAACTACTCCATGAACTATCTGAAAAATCAGTAATAGCTGTCGTGCTATCCAAAGTAGGTGTCTGATTAACTAATGTATTTCCTCCTGCTGAGTAATTAGTTCCACTAGCTTCATTAGATGATGAATAAGCTGTAGTAGCAGCACCTAAACTAGCAGAACTTGTAAATAACGCTAGTTTAAAAGTGTTTCCAGAACTGTTTGTAAAATTATGTGTGCCTACTAATAACTCTTGTTTGAAACTAGAGCACATTGCTTGAGTAATAGCCATTATAGCCTCCTTAAAATGTTAGCAGCCTTTTGCTCTCCTGCCTTAACGCATACTTGAACACAAGTATCTTTTTGCGATTGTGCTGCTTGGTTTAAATAATTAAAAATAACTTGTTGTAACTTGTCTTGAAAAAATTTAGCTTGTTCTCGTATTTCAGGAGGAGCAGTTTCAGATACAGATAATATTTTACTAACACAAGCTTCTGTCAAATCCTCCATAGAAAGACCTCCATCTTTACTGGTTTTGACTATAGGTTGTAAAAGAGTACCCATTTTAATCTCAAACATAAAAATCCTCTTAAAATTAGATTTTACAACACTTATGGACCAGGCGAAACAGATTTTAATGGAATTCGTAAAGTTCCATCTCTGTATTCATCTCTCCTTCTTCTACCTTGTTGCTCAACTCCCAAGCCTTGTAAAGCCTGAGTATAGCTTTGTTGAAAAAATTGCAACATATCTATAGGTCCTTTTAAATAACTATGAGCTTGAATTAGCACCGCATAAAGCAACGCCTCTGGAGCATTTGTGCTTATCCATGTAGTTGTATTTGTAGAAGACAACTGTGCAGGTCTTGCAATATATCCAAGTTGAGTTAAATAATCTTGATCTGGAGTTGGTGCAATATAAAAAGTATCAGAATCAAAAACTGAACAATATTTAGGAGTAGAAGTATTAGAAAAATTAGGCCAATACTCTTCCATAAAAGATTGATCTCTAAACTCTAAAAAAACTTGATCACCGTTACCATCTGTTATCATAATGTAGCGATGAGTTAAAATATCTGTAGGTGTAGCTAGAAATCTATTTCCAGTTGTCATATTAGCTGTTGCTTCTCTTTTAAATACATCTAAGTCAATTTCTCTAAGAATTTTATTCTCAGCTAATGTTATAAAAGTATCAATAACAGCATCTGTAAATACGTTACTATCTACCTCTGTATAATTTCTTACGTTTGTTAATAGTTCACTATAATTCATGTTATCACCACCGTTACTGTTCCGACTGTTGCGGAAGCCACTATATCTTTAGATATAGGAGAAGGCTCCATACCATCAGATTCAAAAGTACTGTCTCCAGTTCCCCCCACAAAAACTTCTAATTTTTCTTCTATATCAGGTCTTGGCTCAAATAAAGCAATTGCATCTGATCTAAAATTTAAAGGCTCTAGTTGTGGTTCCTTTGGTTCATAATCTTCAGGGCAAACTTTAAAACCTTTCCAGTTCTTTTTTAAATCTTGATAAAAATATCTCTGCCCACAAACATCACATAGTCCGTATGCATATTTTCCTGAAGCATATCCAGACATCTTATGACACTACCTGAGGAACAAAACTAACACTAGCAGTATCTCTATCCTCTGCAGCTGCTCGAGTAAACTCCTCTTCATATAAACTTTTTAAAACTTGAGTTCTATCTGGAGCAAATTTTAAAGATAAATAATACGCTAGTCCTGCCGATAAGCAAGGGAGAAACCTAAAATTAACATCTAACGTGTTTGTATAATCTCCAGAGTCTTGTATACGTCTAATTCTATAGTATTTAAATGTATATGCTTTGTCTGGAGTAGGATATACATAAATCTTAGGAACATTTGTTCTCTCAACATAATACTGTGCAGGTCTACCAGTTGTAGACTTATTTGGTAAATTTAAATATTCAGCCCTACTTATTCGATCAATTGCAATATCGTTTGTATCATTAACTACCGCTGTCAAAACATTAACCACATCAGTATCTAAGTTGTAGTTATTTGTAGATGCAACTAAACTTAAATTTGCTTGTTCAATTGTCCACAAATTTAATCCTCTGTTTGCCCATTCTAAAAATAAAAGATTTAAAGAACGTCTTGCAGAGCTTAATTGATATCCAGCAGTCATACGCATACCGCAACGCTCATATGCTTCTTCTATAGCATCATCAACATTTAAATTAAAAGTAGTTGTATTTGAAGTAGCCATTAGATGTTATACACCCTTCCTTTTGGTCTACCTACTCTTCTTCCACGAGGTGTTGTTCTTGGAAAACGAGGTTTT